TGAGTGCAGCTCGATCACCTCGGCGACGCGTGCGCGGCGCTTGACGCGCTTGTCGCGGATCGAGGTAGGATCGCCGAGGATGCCACACACGATGCGGCGGCCTTGCACAAGCTGCCAGTGCCAGCCCGCGACGATCAGGAATACGCGGTCGGCGGTGCGCTGCTTGACGGTGTGCTTGAGCCACGCCGCCAACGTCGGGCCTTTGCTGCGGCTCAGCGCGAGGCCGAAGCTTTCGCGCGTGCTGTCGACGCCGCACATTTCGAGGGAGCGCGTCACCTCCCAGACAGAAGAGCCTTTGATAGACTTGCGCCCGCTGACGTGGCGGATCAGGCGCGCAGCCTCGCCAGTGGTCATGCCTGTGATGGCGCTGATGACGGCGGGGCCGCAGTAGCGGTTTTTATCCGCTTTGGTTTCGCCGTGGTTGATTGATTTGATTTTAAGTTTAGTCATGTTGCCCTCCCGAGCGTTGCGGAGCCGCAGCCCCTGTTGATTATTTTGGCAGTTCAACTTTGTGCGGTGCGTAATGTCCTTCGGTGCCGCGTACATCATTGAAGCACTTGATGCGTTTGGCGGTGAAGCCTAATACTTTGCCAGTCACCCACATTTCATCATCAGCGAAGCTAGACATATTGATCCAAACTACTTGGCCAATTTTCAAGTTTTTTGCTGTGTCTGTCATATCTTCCTCCATTGCTTATACCTTAAGTTAACACAATGTTAACATAGATACAACCCCCTAAATGCAGCTATTTGCATTTTTTCTGAAAAAAGTTTACCGTGATCTTGCTCAGAGTGGTTTCGACGTCCACGTCTGTACCTCAAGCGGGTTTTCCTCCCTGTGCCCGCGCAACTTGAACCCCGCGAACGCCCTCCCAGCGCGCGGGGTTCCTTTTTGGCGTTTTAATGGTATTATGTAGCGAGTTATTATGGAGATTTTTATGCCAAATGTAGATGGGAAAACGTACCCGTACACAGCCGCAGGCAAAAAGGCTGCAGCCGCTGCGATGAAAAAGAAAAAGAAGTCGAAGCCGAAGAAGCCGAAGCAGTACGGCACAACGACGAAGCGGACGATGACCGCCCGCAAGAAGTAATGTGGACGGCGCTGCTTTTGCTTTGCAGCGTTGATGGCGGTTGTTTTTCGTTTGGCAGCCCCGTGATGCAGAGCGAGAGCCAGTGCATACAATCCATACCGAGCGGGCTCGAATACGCGCGGCAGATGTTTCCTGCATACCGCGCAATGGATTATCAGTGCGTCCAGTGGGGCGAAGGAGCGTAGATGGCGACGGCGAAGAAGACCAACCCGAAGCTATGGGAAAAGTCAAAGGCGCGAGCCAAGGCGAAGATGGGCGGGCACAGTGCGCGTGCTATGCAGCTCGCCACAAAGTATTACAAGGAAGCCGGCGGCGGTTATTCTGGCTCAAAGAGCAGCGGCAACAGCTTGTCCAAGTGGAGCAAGCAGGATTGGGGATATACGGGCGAAAAGAAGAAAAGCCGTTATCTGCCCAAATCAGCGCGCAAAAGCCTGTCCGCCGGCGAGAAGGCAGCCGGATCTCGCGCCAAGAATAAGGCGACCAGCTCCGGCAAGAAGCGCGCGTCCTACACGGCTGCAGAAAAACGCGCAGTGAAGAGGGCGTAATGGCGACCAAACGCAAATCAGGCCCAAGCCTATCTGTTGGGCGCGGCGAGAAGCTTTCGGTGAAGCGTGGCGGCGGTTTGACCGCCAAGGGGCGCGCGAAGTACAACAAGGCCACCGGCAGCAAGTTAAAAGCGCCGGCGCCCAACCCCAAAACGAAATCAGAAAAAGCGCGTAAAAAGTCGTTCTGCGCCCGCTCACGCGGCTGGACGGGTGAGCGCGGCAAGGCGGCACGCAGAAGGTGGAAGTGTTAAGATGAATACGATGGAGCTGAGAGCAGAATATGCCCGTCGCACTGGCGACGATAAAAACGCTTTTGCCATGCGCCAAGACGGGCCGGAGGGGTTTCTGTACTCCGACGCTACGATTGCGCGCGCTCTTGACGAGTTTTCACGCCTTTACGGCGATCCATACACCGCTGACGCCAATCAGGCGGTGGCAGCGCAATTATTTGAGGGAATGGGCCCGCGTGTCGGCGCATCCCTGTCGCAATCGGCCTCTATGATGCCCACGCCGCAAAAATCTGCCATGCGGTCGCGAGGTTTGTTTGACGATGCCATGGAGCTGGCGAGGCAGGAAGATTACGGCCAATCCGCCAAATTTGGCGCGCGCGCTGTCGGAGAGGCATTGCTTGGAGATCAGCGCAGTCGTATAGGCGGCATGACCGGCATCATGTCAGGTTTACTTGATTATTTTAGGAACAGAAAATGAGCATACTCGACGACATCATCAGAGCGGCAATGCGCGGCAGATACCCAGAAGTGATGCCGCCTATTCTCAAGTTTGATAAGAAAAAGGGCAAAGAATATCTCGCTAAGGAGCTTGGCCCAGAAGCAAAACAGGTAAAGAAAGCCCGCGATGCTGCGGTCAAACGGGTTAACGCCGGTGACTATGACCCGTATTTTGATGTTTCCGAGAGGTTTCCGGTCAATAGGCAAAACTACCCAATTGCTTCGCAGCCAAATCAAACGCTGCAGGTTTTGCCCGCCAAGCAGGAAACCATTGAAAAATATAGAGAAATTTACAACAACCCAGAAAGCAAAAAGCGGCTGCAGGAGGCGTATCTAAAAGGATTGGATATTCCCGAGACGCAAGGTTGGTATTTTATGGGGCAGCTCGAAAAAGAGTTTATCGATGAATATGGCCCAGAGCAGGGTCGTAAGATGTTTACGGCGATGTTCGCTGACCCGATGGCGGCTTGGACTGGCGGCGCAGATCCAACGGCAAACCTGCTTATGGCCACATATGACAATTTCAGAAAGGTGCAGGGCGCAAACCTGCCGGAAAAAGCTTTTGACTTTCCATATCCTATTGGCGGCAGGTTTTTGGGAACAAATGCCGCTCAAGCCAGAAAGGTTGAGGCTGCCGGAGAGATAAACCCCAGAACCAACCCAAAGCGGTTCAATTTTTCAACAAATTTTCAAGGCGCCGCTGACCGAGCCACCATGGACGAGCAGATGATGACAATGGGATACGGCATGAACGTACCAACCCCCAATACATATGGCGCCGTTGAAGAAGTGGCTGTGGAGCTGGCCGATAAAAATCGCACCACGCCTATGGGGTTTCAAGAGGTTGCATGGCATGGCGGATCAGGAAAAATCGGGAAGCCGATGATCCAGTTTGTAAACGAAGCCATTGAGCGCACAAGCTCAGTGACGGGCATGAAGCCGCAAGACGTCGTGAAAGGAATGGTGCGCGGGTCAATCCCCATATTTGGGCTGGGAGCTGCGGGGATGGTACAGCAAAATCAGAACCAATCTGACATATTAAATTATTTTCAAGACAGGGGCATCCAATGATCACGTTGACGTATGAAATGAAAATGAACGATTTTGGCATGTCTTTATTTAAGGACAACCCGTCTTTTGACATAGAAATCATCAGTAAGGTCGAAGACGGATCATTCGAGGGTGGGTATCACGTTAAAGTTACAGAAGAGCGGGATGAAGATGCAGAATAGGTACTACACGCAGCCGGACGGTTCTGTTGTCATCCAAGACGCTGTGACAGGAAAGGTAACCGTTACCAACCCGCCAGCGCGTCTTTCCGCTGCGCCGGCTGAAGGGTTTATTGGCCGCGCACGTCAGGGGCTAACGTCTGGCCTGCAGAGAACGGGGCTTTCGCCTTACATGGCGCGCCGCACCAGCGAAGGGATCTTAGGCAGGCCATTTGCGCGGCCACAATCTGAGCTTCCATTTTTAGAAACTCTCGGCGTTGCCAACGCAACACCGATGGTTGCTGGAAGCTTGATGGCGGGAGAGGCTTTGACGCAGGCGGCGCAGGGCAATCGCGGCGCTGCGCTTGGTAATGCGGCACTAAGCATTTTGGATATTGCCGGAAGCGGTGCCGGCTTAAAGGCGGCATATAGGAACGCGCGTCAATCTCCGGAGCTTGTTGATATACCTCAGACGCCAGAGGGCAGAAAATATTTTCAAGGGATTTTGGCTGATGCTCAAGACAGTCAGGGGCCGCTTGGATCTCAGGTTAGCGTTTATGAGCCAGAAGCTTATAAAGGTATGAGCATGACGGCTTCCCCGAATGCTGACGCTGGTTATGCAATTTCACCAGAAGGAGAAATTGTTTCGCTGGTTAAGAGTAAAGACTCCAAGATGAAAGGTTTTGCCGGCAAAGCATTGAAGCGAGCTAAAGATGACGGCGGCGTATTTTTGAACGCGTTTGACACTGAGCTTACCAATCTTTACGGCAAAGCTGGGTTTAAACCAGTATCTCGCGTTGGGTTTGACGAAGAAATGTTTAGATCCGAAATCGGAGACGAGGCCGTAGATGAATTTATGAAGGCCAATGCTAGATTTAACGAAGGCAGGCCGGATCTTGTATTTATGGTGCGCGATCCTGAGTTTACACCCAGAGCAATGAGCGGGCAGGGTGGCCAGAAAGCTGAATATGACGAGGCTTATGATATATTGCTGCGAGAAATGAAGAGGCTTGGGTACAATGACTAAAGTTAGAGATTTTAAGGCGCAGTGCATTGCGGCATTAAAGAAAAAGTCAGACCAGCGAAAGGTTGATGAAAATGAAAAATGAGATCAACGATCTGGTCAATCAGGTGGAGCAGCAGCTCAACCCCAACATAATGAGCGATGACGAGCTGCAGGGCATTGTCGGCAAGGAGATCGACGACGCGATTGACTACATCGACAACACCATATCGCCCGTAAGGGCGGAGGCCACCGAGTATTATCGCGGGCAACCGTTTGGCGACGAAGAGGACGGGCGCAGCCAAGTGGTTAGCATGGACGTGCGCGATACCGTACAAGCCATCCTGCCGTCGCTGATGCGGATCTTTCACGGCACCGACCGCACCGTCGAATACGCGCCGCAGGGGCCCGAAGACGTGCAGGCGGCGGAGCAAGCGACCGACTATGCCAATTTTATCATCAACCGCGACAACAACGGCTTTTTAGCCATGCATTCAGCGTTTAAGGATGCGCTTATCCGCAAGGTTGGCGTTTTAAAGTGTTGGTGGGATGACCAGACCACGATTGACGCCTACAATTACACCGGCCTCGACGATAACGCGCTGGCGGCTCTTGCCGCAGATCCGGACGCGATGATCACCGTGCAGGCGTCCATGCCGTTTGGCGAGCCCATGATCGACCCAGTGACCGGAATGCAAATGCCGATGCCGATGGTGCATGATGTGCGTGTGGAATACACGCGCCCCGATGGCCGCGTTAAGCTGGAGGCTGTGCCGCCCGAGGAGCTGCTAATTTCGCGTGAGGCAAAATCTATCGAAGAAGCCGATTACGTCGCTCACAGGCGCATTGTGACCGTCTCCGAGCTGGTTGCGATGGGATATGATTACGACGACGTTTCCAGCATGTCATCTGCTTATGATGATATGAACACCAACGTCGAGCGGTACACGCGAAACCCTGCGCTAACCAACGAGATGAACGAGCGCAACGACCCAGCGATGAAAAAGGTTCTTTACGTCGAAAACTATATCCGCGTTGATTACGACGGCGACGGCATTGCGGAGCTGCGCAAAATCTGCACGGCGGGCGACGGCAACAAGATACTGAACAACGAGCCAATTGACATGGCGCCCTTCGCCACGTTCTGCCCAGACCCAGAGCCACACGATTTCTTCGGTATTAGCGTGGCGGACACCGTCATGGACATCCAGCGGATCAAGTCTGTCATCATGCGTAACACGCTGGATAGCTTGGCCATGTCCATACACCCCCGCGTGGCTGTCACAGAGGGCATGGTTAATTTAGACGATGTTATGAATACAGAGGTCGGCAGCATCATCCGCCAGCGCCAAGCCGGTCAGGTGCAGCCGCTTTCGATGCCATTTGTTGGCCGCGAGGCGTTCCCCGTTCTGCAATACATGGATCAGGTCAAAGAGGCCCGCACAGGCATCTCAAAGGCGTCTCAGGGGCTAGACGCCAACGTTCTGCAGTCTACCACCGCCAGCGCCGTTGCAGCGACTGTGAGCGCCGCACAGCAACACATTGAGCTGATCGCGCGCATATTTGCTGAGACAGGCATGAAGCGTTTGTATCAGATCGTGCTGCACTTGATCACCACGCATCAGGATGCGCCGCGCATGGTTCGCTTGCTCAATAAATTTGTGCCGATAGACCCAAGGGCGTGGGATAGTAAGATGGATGTGTCGATCACTGTTGCTTTGGGCCGTGGCACAGACACAGAGCGCATGATGATGCTTCGCCAAATTGGCGAAATGCAGAAGGATGCTATGAAGACAATGGGCCCGCAAAATCCGCTAACCGACATCACTAAGCTCAGCAACACGCTGAAATCAATGACAGAGTTGGCCGGTTTCAAGGACACATCTCAATTCTGGAGCAACCCTGCAGAGTTTAGACCACCGCCAAAGCAGGAAAAGCCAGACGTCAACGAGATGCTGATACAAGTGCAGATCCAAGATATCCAAGCAGACATTCAGAAAAAAGCCGCGCAGTTGCAGCTTGATCGTGAAAAGATGCAGATGGAGGATGACCGCAAGCGTGACGAGCTGGAGGCTGAGCTGTTTGTAAAGGCCGAAGAGATGAAGGCCAAATATGGCGCGCAGCTTAACGTCGAGCAGATCCGATCCGATCTGGCCATCAACCGCGAGGTTCTCAAGGCGCAGGCAGACGTGATCAAGGAGGGCGCGCGTGAAGACTAAGCAGCAAATAATCGATGATGGCAATGCCGCCGACCGATTGCTGAAAGACACTGATCTGGTGAGGTTTTTCGCCGAGATTGAGCAGGATTGCTGGGGCGAGTTTAAGGCGACTGGCACCGGCGATGCAGAAGGCCGAGAGGCCATCTATATGAAACTGCGCGGGGTTGATCTGGTTCAGAGATCCCTGCGTGCCATGGTTGACAACGCGACTATTGAAAAAAAGCAAAAATAGACGCATAATTAAGGAGATTGACGCAAATGTCAGATAGCAACACCCCGCAAGGGATTGGGCTGACCGACGCGCAAAATGCAATCAGTGCAATGTTTGCACCCCAAGGGGATAATGCAGAAGCGACTGATGCGCTAGAGACCGAAGCTGAAGAGCAATCCGAAGCTGAAGTCGAAATGGCTGATGATGAGATCGACAATTCACCTGTCGAAGGATCTGAAGTCGAGCTTGATGACGAGGATGACGCCGACAATTCTGGCGACCAATCCTTCGACATACTGTCCGCGAAAGTGGAGGTAGACGGCGAAGAGATTACGGTCGAAGATTTGAAAAGCGGACATTTAAGGCACCGAGACTATACCCGCAAAACGCAGGAGCTGGCTGAGATGCGCAAGTCGTATGCAGCGGAAGCCGAAGCGATTGAGCAGGAGCGTGCGCAATATGCTCAACTATTGCCGGCCCTAAGCCAGCAAATTGAGCAATCGGTACAAGAAGAGCCTGATTGGGATACACTGTATGACACAGACCCCGCGATGGCAGCGAAAGCAGAGCGACAATGGCGAAAGCAACAAGAGCAAAAGCAAGCTCAATTGCACGCGGTTAGAGCCGAGCAGGCCCGACTGCAGGATCTTCAACAGAAGAAAATGCAGCAAATGGAACAAGAATATTTGGAGCAACAGCGCACGGCGCTGCCGGATATTATCCCAGAGTGGCGTGATCAAAAGGTTGCATCCACAGAAGCTGGGCAGATTCGTGACTTTCTTCTTAACGAAGGATTTAGCGAACAGGATGTCCAAGGGTTAAAAAACGCAACGTTGGTTAAACTGGCGAGGAAAGCCATGCTTTACGATAGAGGCGAAACGCGTGCTAATGAGGCTAAAGTGAAGCCGAAGAAAGCGCGTTCCAAAACGTTAAAAGCAGGATCTCGCGGTTCAGTGCCAAAGCCGAAAACTGTGCAGCAAGCGCATATACAAACCGCGCATCAGACTGGCCGTGTGCGAGACGCAGCGGCTGCAATTAAAACATTGCTGTAATGGAGAAATAAAATGGCAATCGTAGCAAACACCTTTACGTCTTTTGACGCAAAAGGCATCAGAGAAGAGTTAAGTAATATAATTGCCTCTATCTCGCCCGAAGAGGTGCCTTTCCAAAGTAACGTTGGTTCAGAAAACGTATCAAACACGTTTTTTGAGTGGCAGACAGATTCACTGGCTGCAACCAGCACAACAGCCGTAATTGACGGTGATGATGTGGCGTCTTTCGACAGCACATCAGCGACTACGCGTATCGGAAACTATACGCACATTCGCCGTCGTACATTGATCGTTGCGGACAACTTGGGCTCGCAGGATTTGGCCGGCAGAAACGACGAATTAAGCTATCAGCTCGCAAAGCGCGGCAAAGAGCTTCGTCGTGATGTAGAAGCGGTCTTGACTGACAATAATGCCCGCGTAGCCGGAAACTCATCTACAGCTCGCGAGACTGCGGGCTTGGGTGCGTGGATTGCGACCAACACCAACAAAGCTGGTGACGGTACAGATCCGACAGCGGCTGACGGTTCAGACGCTCGTAACGACGGAACGCAGCGCGACTTGACCGAAGCGATGGTCAAGGACGTGATGCAGAAGGCGTTTGTGTCTGGCGGCAACCCATCAATCCTGATGGTTGGCCCACACAACAAGACTGTTGTGTCAGGCTTTGCCGGTATTGCTGCTCAGCGTTACATGGCGCCAAGCGACAGCCCAACCACAATTATTGGTGCGGCTGACGTGTATATGTCAGATTTTGGTACACTTCAGGTTGTGCCAAACCGCTTCCAGCGTGAGCGTGACGCCTTTGTGTTGGACCCAGAATATGCATCAGTATGCTATCTGCGTCCGATCCAAGCGGTTGATCTCGCCAAAACTGGTGACGCCGAGAAGAAGATGATGATCTGCGAGTTTGGCTTGAAAGTGTCAAACGAAGCGGCTCACGGCGGCGTGTTCGATCTGAACGTATCGTGACAATGAGGGGGCGGCGCTTAGCCGCCCCTTTACCACAGGAGGGGTTATGAAGAGACTGTTTAGCCAAGACGCAGCAACCGGCATTACCAAATACTGGCACGTCACCGGCAAGGGCGAATATGTGGTGGAGACTGTTCAAGACAGCCAGCATATCGCAGAAAGCAACAAGCGGGCTTATAACGAAACTGACGGCAAATTTGGGGATATGGCGCGGGTGGCGTCAATACCAATTTCAGTGTATTATCAGCTCAAGAGCCAAGGCATTGCGGACGATCCGAAGCGTTTGAAGAAATGGCTTAACGATAGAGATAACCGCGTCTTCCGGACAAGAGCCGGCACGCTTTAAGGATAGCAGATGGCCATCACAACATATGCTGAACTAAAAACGAACATCGCAGACTTTTTAAATCGCAGCGATTTAACAAGCGTTATTCCGACGTTCATATCACTGGCGGAGGTGGATCTTGATCGCAAGATCAGGCACTGGCGTATGGAGAAAAGATCCACGACCACGCTTGATACGCAGTACAGCCAATTCCCGCAGGATTTTTTAGAGCCCATTCGGCTTAGCCTGACCACAGGAAACACAAGCCGGCTGGAGCTTTTGAGCCAAGCGCAGATGATGGAGCAGCGTGAGCTGAACAGAAACAACACGGGCACGCCACGCTTTTACGCTATCACCGATGGGTCAATAGAGGTTTTTCCGACGCCAGATTCCGACACAATCATTCTGGAAATGGTGTATTACGCTCGCACTGAATCCCTGAGCGACAGCAACGCCACCAATTGGCTGCTAACTTACTACCCCGACGCTCTGCTATATGGCGCGTTGGTTCACAGCGCCCCGTATTTAGCGGACGACCCCAGAACACAGGTGTGGGGCACATTGCTGCAAAATGCGATAGGTGCTATAAATGCAGAGAGCGATAAAGCGAAATTTGGCGGAACTGGCCATAAAATGAAATTTAGGAGCTATTAAGATGGCAAGCATTGCAGACCGCGTTTTAGATAACGGCCTTACGATTTTAGATACTGAGGCCACACGCGTTGATATTACGTCACAAGAGGCAACGACCTACGCCGAGGCGACATCAACACACACACTTGGCAACCAGACATCCATTTCGATCAGCGCGCCAGCGGATCGTTCCGGCGGTGGGCGCAAGGTCACGATGTCAGCGTCATCTGGTGGCACAGTGACCGGCACCGGCACAGCAACTCATTACGCGATAGTTGACACTGGAAACAGCCGCCTGCTTGTCACGGGCTCGCTCACGGCGTCTCAGTCGGTAACATCTGGAAACACATTTAGTTTAGAAGCTTTGGACATAGGCATCCCAGATCCATCGTAATAGTGAAGAGGAACTATCATGGCCTTGGTAATTGCTGACCGCGTCAAAGAAACAACCACGACAACGTCTACCGGCACCTATACGCTCGCCGGCGCCTCAGACGGCTTCCAGTCGTTTGCAGCCGTTGGGAACGGGAATACAACTTATTATGCTTGTACAGATGGCAGCTTGTACGAGGTTGGCGTCGGAACATTTACTGCGTCTGGAGCTACGCTTTCGCGCGACACTATTCTGGAAAGCTCCAACAGCGATAACGCAGTAGATTGGCCGTCCGGCTCAAAAGATATTTTTGTGACCGTGCCGGCTGAAAAGTATTTGGTGCGTGACGCCAGCGGCAATGTGAGCCTGACAGGCAATCTTACCATCAGCGGCACCGTTGACGGACGCGATGTTGCAGCGGATGGAACAAAGCTCGATGGCATAGAGGCCGGCGCTACTGGCGATCAAACTAACGCTGAAATCAGGGCGGCGGTTGAAGCGGCTACTGACAGTAATGTGTTTACAGATGCAGACCATAGCAAACTTAACGGCATCGAAGCTGGTGCAACTGGCGATCAAACTAATGCTGAAATCAGAGCGGCAGTAGAAGCAGCAACGGACAGCAATGTTTTTACTGACGCTGATCACAGTAAGTTAAATGGCATTGAAGCGGGCGCAACTGGCGATCAAACTAACGCTGAGATTAGAGCGGCGGTAGAGGCTGCAAGTGATAGCAATGTTTTTACGGATGCCGATCATACAAAGCTTTCTGGGATAGAGGCCAGTGCGGATGTTACCGATACTGGGAATGTTGGGTCAGCTTTAACTGCGTTCTCTACTGGCACAGACGCCACAGGTTCTGATCTTATTCCCGTTTATGATGTAAGCGCAGGGGCTTGGGAAAAGCAAACCATCACCAACGCTGCGCTCCAAGGCCCGACAGGCCCTACTGGGCCAACGGGCCCTCAAGGAAACTCAGTAACCGGCCCAACGGGGCCAACGGGGCCAACGGGCCCTCAAGGCAACTCTATAACTGGCCCTACTGGGCCAACGGGGCCAACGGGCCCAACGGGGCCTCAAGGCAACTCTGTCACCGGCCCAACCGGCCCAACGGGCCCAACCGGCCCAACGGGGCCGCAGGGAAGCGCGGGAAGCACGGGGCCAACGGGCCCAACGGGGCCATCGGGAACGCCTTCCACTACTTATAATGCGGTGGGTTCTTATGTTTTTGCTAGATATGATACACAGTTACACGCAGCCTCGACTACGTCAGGTTCAAACTTAAATCCATCCAACGCAGGTAGCGTCACGAATTATCCCATACCATCAGGGTCGGCGTTATCTGGCACTTGGCGGGCTATGGGTTGGAATAAGGGGCCGTGGTCGACAGGCTCAAATTCAACCCTTTATGTTAGAATATCTTAACAAAAGGATGCAATTATGCCAACATTGCCAATAACAGAATTTCGAAATGCGAAATCGCTTAATACATACGATACAATGTTTGATGTGGAAATAAATCATCCACATTTTGGTTGGATACCATATACGTTGCTGCCACACGATACAGATATGACGGTAAACAATGATAACCTACTTGCCTTAATTGGCTCCGATTTTTTGCCTTACGTTTCACCTACTCAAGATGAGTTGGACGCTAAAGAAGCAGAAAACGTAAGATCCTTGAGAGACTATAAGCTATCGGAAGAAGTTGATCCTTTAGTTTTAAATTCTCTGCGCTGGAGTGATCTTACAGATGAGCAACGTACTGCATGGTCGCAATACAGAACAGACTTGCTAAATGTTCCCCAGCAAGATGGCTTTCCGCACAATGTGACTTGGCCGACTAGGCCCTAAATAAAGATTAATAAGCTAATAGTGAAAGGACACGAAGATGGCTATAAAAGTAAGTGGAACAAGCGTCATTAATGACAGCCGACAATTGCAAAACATTGCAAGCATTGACAGCACAACAGCGGCTGCACTGTTGCGAGGTGCAAATGAGATTGGATCTTATGCGCTTGCGTTAAATCAAGATGAACATGACCTTGGCGACACATTAGCAGGATCAAGTTTGAGGCCATCTAACGCAGGGAGCCGTGGAAAGATTCCAGCAGAGTATTTGACTGGCACTTGGAGGTGTATGGGGTACAATAAAGGTGCCGCTTCCACTGGATCTGACACAACTCTTTGGTTGAGAATATCTTAATATGTCACTTACTGCTTTAGAAGGGGTGAGCATATGAGGCAAAATTGGCAAATGTGGTCTGGCGGTTTATCCGATACAGACTTATCAATGATCTTTGCGGAGGCTTCAAGGATCAACACACATACGGCTAAAACTTTTAACAACGCGGATGCAAAAACCAGATCAAGTGAAATTAAGTGGTTGACTGGCAATCAATCTATTCAAAATATTCTTTGGGGGTATGTAAAGGCGGCAAACGAGAACGCATTTCACTGCCAAATAGAAAATATTTGTGATATTCAGTTTACAGAATACCACGCCAATAAAGGTGGTCATTATGATTGGCACATAGACGTGAACTGGAATGGCGTCTCTGGAAGAGACAGAAAACTAAGCGTTACTGTCCAGCTTTCAGACACAAGCGAATATGAAGGCGGCGACTTTGAGTTTGGAGAATGTCTAACGCCAGACGCCTCATCCCGTGTCAAGGGAACTGTATTGGTTTTCCCAAGCTATTTGCAGCATAGAGTTTTGCCTATCACAAGCGGCACGAGACGTTCTTTAGTGGCATGGTTTGAGGGGCCAAGGTGGATTTAAATGATTAGCGGAAGCCCAATATCCAGTGCAGCGATTGCTGACGTAGGTACGTTTGAGCAAACTCTTCCGAACGAAAGCGTTTCTACCGGCGTGCCGACCGTAGACACCACGGCAATATCTCAAGATCATGTCGTAACACTGGTTTATACTGCTAACCCAGCAAGCGTGCCAAATTTAACTTGCTTTGAGGATGAAAGCTTTTCGGCGCCCAATGTTATTGCGGGGCATGTTCGTGTTGGCGATGGTGTATTTACCCAAGAACACACACTGGCGGGTGCCGATGTATCGGCACAAACCCCAACGGTCGCTACATCCGCAATAACTCAGGTTCACAGCATTGCGGCAAATGATGTAAGCGCCGGATCGGTAAGCGTTTCAACTGCGACCGCGATAATTCAGCACGTTTTGGCTGGCAATGATGTTTCCACGCAAAACCCGACAATCGCTACATCAGCGATAACTCAGGTTCACAACATTGCAGCGAATGACGCTAACACATCAAACCCAACAGCGGCAAGCTCGGCAGTCACGCAAGACCACCAGATCACGACTGATGGCGTTTTGTGTGGATCTGTAGATGTCGGGCTTGCGAGGTTTAAGTGGCAGGAGGAGCCCGTAACGTCGACGACTTGGGCTGATCAATCTATATCTGCCAACACTTGGACAGAACAGGAGGCGGCGTGATGGACGCTGACTTGCTTTGGACGGCGGCATTGACTGCCGGATTGGGCCTGATCGGCTGGGTATTGAAAAGCGCTGTGGACGAGATGCAGCGCCTCAATATTCTGCTGAACAAGACCCGCGAAGAAATGGCTAAGGATTACGTCACCAAGGCAGACAGCAGCGCCGTCATGGGTCAGATCGTGGCGCGCTTTGATCGTATCGAAGAGAAAATAGACCGCCTGATGGAGCGATGATCTGCTCGCTCGCCAGCGTAGCCGTTGGCGTGCTTGCATATGGGCAGCTTTACACCGCGTGTATATACAGATGCCCATATCCATCCTTCTGGTATCACTACCCATATGTTATAAGGGTGGAGTATAATAGTGGATGCCCGCGTTATGCCAACGTGGGTAAAGATGCCAAATGATAGATCCCATTACAGCCATTGCCGGTGCTACGCAGGCTTATAATCTTGTACGCAAAATGGTTTATGCGGGTCAGGAATTAGAGAATGTAGCTGGCGCTCTTGGCAAGTGGTATGGCTTTGCGGCTGATCTTGGCCGAGCGGAGCAGCAGCGCAAGAACCCGCCAATATTTACCAAGCTGTTTTCATCTGGATCTGTGGAGCAAGAAGCGCTTCAAATCATCATCCACCAGAAAAAGCTGGCTGAGCAAGAAAAAGACTTGCAGCAAATGCTGAATAACAGGTTTGGCTATGGCACATGGCGCGAAATGGTGGAGCTACGGCGCAAAATTAAGAAAGAGCGCGAGGAAACATTATACCGGCAGCAAGAAAGGCGCGCAGCATTCTTTGAAACTGTATTGGTTGTACTTCTATTAGTGATGCTTGCTGCGATTATTGGCGGCGGCACATGGCTGACTGGTTTGGGCGCTGGGTGGTGGTAGATGGCTGACGGTTTATCAGGTATAGGGTCGGCACCGTTTAATGTGCAATCGGACATACACCAGCAAACGCAGACGCGTGAGCGTATAGAAGCGCATCTGGTGGAGCAGAGGATAGCCAAAGAGCATAGGGCCAACCACACGCATCTGGAGGCGCTTAGGGAGCAGAAGTTGGATCTGGGCAAGGGTTATGATAAGTTCGGCACTAAGACCAATGCTGACAGGCCGCAAGGCACAAACATCAACATAGAGGTTTGAATATGACACCAGAGAAACTAGACGCTTGGCGCATTGTTCCGCGCCTGCTTATCCTGAGTTACATGGTCGTGTTTTACCAGACGTGTAGCTGGTTCATGGGGCTTGAGATGCCAAACAACGCGCAGGCAGGATTTGTCAGCGTGATAGTGGGCGCCGGAGCGGCGTGGTTCGGGCTATATGTGAACGGGGGCAAGAAATGAGCATTCTGAGCGCCCTGATCGGGCCTGCAACGGATCTCGCCGGCAAGTTCATCCAAGACAAGGATGCCGCTGCCAAGATGGCGCATGAGCTGGCCACGCTTGCCGATAAGCAGGCCCAGCAGGCCATGCTGGCGCAGATAGAGGTCAACAAAGCCGAGGCAGCCGGAAACTGGTTTGCGGCGAGCTGGCGCCCGCTTTGCGGCTATGTGTGCGTTTTGGGGCTGGCGGTAAACTTTCTGATCTCGCCAATAGCTGCGGGGTTTGGGTTCATGGTGCCACAGGCCGACATGTCGGTGATGATGCCGGTGTTAACGGGTATGCTCGGATTGGCCGGCATGAGATCATATGAAAAGGTTAAGCAGGTGACGAAATGACGTTTAAATTGAGCAGACGCAGCCTTGATAGGCTTGAAGGGATTGACGATGGCCTGCAGGCGGTTGTGAAGATGGCTATCACGCTGTCGAGGACCGATTTTGGTGTGGTGCAGGGGATGAGAACCATTGAACAGCAAAAGGAGCTGGTCGCCAAAGGCGCAAGTCAAACCATGAAATCAAAGCACCTTGAGGGCAAGGCATTCGATATTATGGCCTTCATAAATGGCAGGGCGAGTTGGGAGCTGTCGGTCTATGATGATTTGGCGGATGCCATCAAAGAGGCGGCCATACAGCTCAATGTGCCTATATGCTGGGGCGCGGCGTGGGCTACAGCCGAAATGCCATACCCAATGGATATCAGAAAGTGGGAAGGAACGATGGAAGAGGCTATGAACGCTTACATCGATCTTCGCAGGTCACAATCGCGCAGGCCCTTTATAGATGGCCCGCACTTTGAACTCATAGATTAGCCAAGCGTAGACGATTTGGTGCGGACGTAGTATACTCAGCGAAAGATGAGGATTTGACATGACAATCACGATAACCAAAGCGACAGTGGGCGGCTCTGAAGACCAGTGGGGCACTATAACGAACACGGCTCTTGATGATCTTGTAGATGTATTAAACGGAGTGACCGCCAGCACGCCTGACTTAACCGCTGGATCGTGGAAGGTGGGCGGTGTAGCCATTTCAGCGACCGGAGCTGAAATAAATTATATCGATGGCGTAACCAGTAGTATCCAGACACAAATCGACGGCAAGCTCACCGGCTCTAATGTGGCAGCCACTGTGACCACACTGACATCCACAACCGTAAATGCAACGACTGTCGATCTTGGCGACTGGACAATTACTCAATCTGGCAGTGATTTGAAATTTGCATATCAGGGAACGGACAGGCTAAAGCTAGCCAGTGACGGGTCTTTAACGGCAGAGGGTGATATTGAGACGTCTGGCAGCGCATAGGTAGAAATTGAGGATTTAATAGATGACACTTGTTCCTCTGGATATACCCGCTGGATTTTATCGCAACGGCACTGACCTCGAACAATCTGGACGCTGGCGCGATGGCAGCTTGGTGCGCTGGCGCGATAACAGTTTACGCCCGATCGGCGGCTGGCAAGAGCGCAAGGCATCGTTCTGCACCAACCCTGTGCGCGGGATGCACGCTTGGGAAAGCAACGACGGGTCTGCGTGGCTTGCTGGGGGCTCGCACAGCGAGTTAAAAGCCATGACTGGTGCTGGGGTTGCCTATGACATCACACCAAGCGACTTAGCGGCTGGACGTGAAGACGCCCAAATTGAAACGGGGTATGGCTACAGCTTTTACGGCACAGGCTACTATGGCACGCCGCGTCAGCAACTTGCATCCTCTGTGCCTGCAGAGGCAACGACGTGGAGCTTGGATAACTTTGGCGAATACTTGGTTGCCTGCCATAAAGATGACGGACGCCTTCTTGAGTGGCAGCTTGGCACAGGCAGCGACGCTGCGGTAATTGCGAATGCTCCGGTTGGGAATCTTGGCCTGCTAGTCACAGAAGAACGCTTTATCTTCGCGCTTGGCGCGGGCGGCAACCCGCGAACTGTGTCATGGTGTGATCAAGAGAACAACACGCTATGGACACCCGCGTCCACGAACCAAGCTGGCTCGCAAATCCTGCAGACGTCTGGCCAGATCATGCAGGCGATCCGCACCAAGGGGCAAACGCTAATTATCACAGATACAGACTGTCACGCGGCTGTATATGCAGGCCCACCGTTTATTTACTCATTTTCACGCGTTGGAACCAGTTGCGGGGCCATATCTCGCAAATCTGCCGTCGATACGGATTTGGGCGTGTTTTACATGGGGCAGCGTGGGTTCTTCTATTTCGACGGCAACAGCGTGCGCGAACTGCCGTGTGACGTGCATGATTATGTTTTCGGTGATTTCAACAAGGCTCAGCAATCTAAAGTGTGGGGCGTGGCAAACGGGCAATTTGGAGAGATTTGGTGGTTCTACTGCTCCGAGAATAGCACCGAGATAGATAGATATGTTGCCTACGACTACACCGAGCGGCATTGGCTGATTGGCAACTTGGCGCGCACGTCAGGCACAGAGCGTGGCGTTTTCCGCTATCCATTTATGTCTGGCGAATATTCACAAACCGTAAACTACACTGTTACGGTTGTGAATGATGGTGGAAATAAATACGCAATAGAAGGCATTTCTGGGTCTGCCCCGACCCTAAATTTTGCGCGAGGAAACACATATGTGTTTGACCTTTCAGACGCCTCAAACGCTGGGCATCCTTTTGCATTCAGAACAAGCGCAGATGCGTCTTATACAACCGGCGTAACTACGACAGGCACAGCCGGACAAGCTGGGGCAAAGGTCACTATCGTCGTGGCGTCAGATGCGCCAGACAGCTTAAAATACTACTGCACAGTTCATGGTAATTCGATGGGCAACACAATTGCGGTTGGTGGGCCTGTCAGTATCTTTGAGCATGAGGTTGGGCTAAACGTAGACAGCGGCGCAGTATTCGCAGAAAGCGGCCCTGTCTCGATTGGTAACGGCGACCAGACAGCGCATGTCACGCAGTTAATACCGGACGAAAACACGCAGGGCGACGTGAACGTGACATTTAAGACACGCTTTTATCCAAACGACACAGAGACAAGCCACGGGCCATTTACGCCCACCAATCCGACTTCTGTGCGATTTGCTGGCCGCCAGCTAAGGATGCGCGTTGAGGGGGCTAAGCTGGCCGCGTGGCGTGTCGGCAATATGCGTGTTGATGTTAAGCCGGCAGGGCGTCGGTAATGGCATCCCCGATACTGCCACCGATTGGCGATGATCTGCGCCAATGGGGAAGGGGCCTGACGCGTTACTTGACGATCAACTTGTACAAGCTCGGATTTAAGACGCCTGAAAGCAGCCCCGCTGAAAACGGCGTCATCTTGTGGGATAATGTGAACGGTTATCCTGTTGTGTCAAAGAATGGCGAGTTTAGGCAAATTGTTCTGGAAGATGGCCACGCTGATTTTATAAAAACGGCGGACGTCGTGCCGGCGGTTGCGAATACAGCTTACAAACTGACTTACGACGCTCCCACCGGCAATGAAGGAATAACACAAGGGACACCAGCTTCAAGGATTGTTTTCGAGGAAGCTGGAGAATATGTGATTTCGTTTTCCGCGCAAATATCATCGACGTCAGCCAGCACGGTTCACTTCTACTTCTGGCCAAGTATAAGTGGCACTGACGTCGCCAATAGCGCAATGACGACTGCGCTGCACCAGAACAACGCCACACTGGTGATATCCCGCACGCAGATATTTACCGTGACGGCGGGGCAATATCTTGAAGTGAATTACATGATTGACAGCACAAGTGGCTTCCTGAATTACACCGCAGCGTCTTCTCCAGTGCCCGCAATACCTGCGTCAACGCTTTCGATTACGAGGCTTCACGGATGATTGATAATGTTGTACAATTCGGGCAAGCGCAGCGTGTGACGGTCTTACCAGTGCCGGAGGGCGAGGTTGCAAACTACATCGACAGTGGCTTGGAGCTACTGGCCCCAGCGGTTAGACGGGTTGACCAAAACGTCAATCTGGAAGATGTAAGGGAAGATATAATGGCTGGCACATCTATATTGTGGCTAGTTTACGTTGGAGACAAGTTGACCGCAGCGATCACCACATGCGTTGTGAAACACCCTCAACGTAAAAACCTCAAGATAGAATTTATGGGCGGTAAGTACATGCACATATGGATGGACGAGGCAGTAAGGATTTTGGCGGGGTTGGCCTTAGACGCTAACCTTGACGCCGTCGAGGCAGATGGCCGTAAAGGCTTTGAGAGATATGTTAAAGGGTCTACATTCCGGCCAATTTATACGCACTATGAGATGGAAATACGATAATGGGCAGTAGCAGCACCGAAAAAACCGAAAACACTATGGATCCATTCCAAGAGAAAGTCTTGGGTTATCTGTACGACAAAACGTATGCCATAGCAGAAACCCCATATGAGGAATACGAAGGCACGACAGTTGCCGAAATGGATCCTTTGATGAAAGCCGCATATGAGGGTTACGGCGGCCTGACAACGCCAGAGGAATATGCGGCGGCGGCTGATGTTTATTCTGGCATTGCTGCAGAAACGCCAGAGCAGCGTATGGCGCGTGTGCGTGGCTATCAGGACGCATATACGCAGGGCGTCATTGACCCGATGCTGGCGCAGGCCGAACGTAGACGTGCGCAGGCGCGCGTTGGTGAGGCTGCGGACATCACTAAGTCAGGCGCTTTTGGTAACGTGCGGCGCGGCGTATTTGAGGGCGAGCGTGAAGCTGCCTATGACACGCAGCGAGACTTGATGGTTTCCGAGTTGATGCAAAAAGGCTTGAGCTATGGCGAAGCGGCTGTGGCGGCTGAAAACCAAGCCAAGATGGCAGGCGCCCTTGGCATGACATCTACAGTCGGCGCGGCTAAAAAGGATGAGCTGTCCAATTTAAGCGCCATGATGACTGCGGGCGCCATCCCAATGGATATCGAGAGCGCAAAGTTAAAAGAAGCTTACGACAAGTTTGCGATGGAGAAACAGTATCCGCTCGCATCTCTGTCTGGGATGTTTACAACGGCTGGTCTGTTTCCGGCGGGCATTGGAACGTCCACGACAACAAGCTCCACAGGCGGCATAGGGCCGGCACTAGGCACGCTTGGCAATCTGGGCATGTCCGCAGCAAGCATGGGCGCATTTGGCCCCGCCGGCATGGCCTTCGGCGGCATGGGCGCCGGAATGGGCGCTGGGTACGGCATGGGCTACGGCGGCCCGCTTAGCATGGGAAGGTTTATTTGATGATCGCAACGCAAGATATAATCGACGCGCTGGCGCTATCCGGTATGCCGCCAAATATGCTGCCGCTTGAAGGCGAAACGCTCACGCAGAATGACATAGATTTATTTGAGCGGGCACAAGCTGCGCAAGCAAACAAGCCGTTTGTGCCCACGCTGGCGCCGCCAGAAACGGGATCTGGGCAGCCACCCAGCGCAATGCCTACGGATCTTGCTGTGCCGTTTGTCCCGCCTCAAGCTACGCCGGCCACCGCGCCTCTGGCTGCGCCAGCCGCGATGCCAATGCGGCAGCCTGCAACGCCGGCAGGATTTCAGCTTGGCGCTGGCATCTTGCAGCAGCCAACGCAGCCTGCGCAGTCTTCAGACCCATTTGGCAACTTGTCCAAGCAGCAACGTATGATGCTGGCGTTCTCCGCGATAGCAGACGCAGGCTTAGCCGCGCAGGGCAAAGAGGGAACGTCTTTCGCAAGAACGCTCAAGGCGTTTGGCGATATGGCGGATATGCAGCGTAAACGTGACGCCGCCACACAGCGGCAGAAGATGTTGGGCGAAACGTTTGCCGCCACTGGCGCCGGCATGGGAGATATGTCTTCCCTTGAGCTGCAAAAGCAGAAACTTATTCAGCGTGCTTTTGCGTTTCCTGAGATGGCGCCCGCGATCAAAATGCAGATCGACCAAATAGATGCGCAGATAGAGAAATCGCGTGCGAGCGTGTCAGCGGCTGGCGGCGCTAGTGAGACGCTGGAAACCGTTGAAGATTTATTGCGCACTGTTCGAGAAACTGAAGGCACCACGGGCTTTTGGGGCGCAATCCTTGGCAATATTCCATTTACTGCCGCTGGCGAGTTAAGAATTGATGCGCAGACGTTGCGGTCAAATATGGCGTTGCAGGCTCTTATGGATTTAAAGGCCAGCGGGGCAACTCTTGGTTCAGTTTCAGAAAAGGAATTGGAGCTTTTAGAGAGCGACATCGCCAAGCTAAACCTAAACCAAAGCAAGGAAGCCGTATTAAAAGATTTAAACAAAATCAAAGGGCGATACCAAAAAGCCATCAGGTTTGCCTACAAAGAGCCAAACGCGGATACGGCGGCGTTGGATAGGGTACTTGGCGGACGGCCAACTTGGCTTGAAGGCGACAACGGAGGCGGCGAGCAGCTACCAGACCCACTTAATTTGAGGGAACCATAGTAATGGCGACGAAGCTTGAGGATCTGCGCAAGAAGTTTCCTGATTACAATGATATGTCGGACGAAGCTTTTGCGTCGGCTTATCACCGAAAATTTTACAGCGATATTCCTTTTGATGATTTCGCGCAGAGGATCGGCCTGACGCCAAGTCTTGCGCGAGCCCCGCAAGGCACCAGTCTTGTCGAAAGCTTCCCGCAAGGCGGCATGATCGTCAGAAACGAGGAGACAGGCGTTGAGTCGTTTACCGACGGCACCTACAGCACGTCAGACCCAAGCATGATCAAAATGATCAAAGCCGCAGGCGGAGACGCTGCAGCGGTCGTGAAGGGTCAATCAGCGCAGGAAATGATTGGCGAAGTGCCGACGCGGATCTTGTCAGCGATGAAGGGTATGCCGTTTTTCAGAGGTTACGTTGAGCCGGTGGCTGGCGCAATGTCTTCTGCAGCCAGTCAGTATTATGGAGATGGCGTTTCACCAGCGCAGGCGCAAAGCGTAATACAAGAGGCCATCGCTGGCCGCGAACTGGAAGCGCCTAAAACAACCGCAGCATCTCGCTTGGCCACGGGTATCGCAACTGCAGCGCCGTTTGCGCCTAAGCTGGCAGCGGAATCACTCGCCGGCAAAGTGACGCAAGGCGTTGGCTACGGCGCGCCGCTGGCGGCGCTGGAGGGCGCTGTAGCCGGTTATGGTGAGGGCAGACTGCCGGAAGCCATTTCGCAGGCCAAGTCAGGCGGATTGGGCGGTGCGCTGTTTGGCGCGGCTGCGCCTGTCGTTGGCGCGGGTTCTGGGTTCGTTTACGGCAAATATCTTGAAAAGCCGGTGCGCGATATTCTGCAGAAGATCGGATTTAAGGACACAGCGGCTCAGGTGGTTAAGGACACGCTGGCTATGGACAGCGCAACCGCTGTGGAGAGCGCAGAGCGGATGGGGCCATATGGGTCTATTGCTGCGCTTGGCCCCAACACCGAGGCGCTGCTTGATACTGTGGCTAATACAAGCGGGCCAGCGGCAAAGATCGTGAAGGAAAACCTTAACGAGACATCTCTGCTTGCTTCGCGTGATCTTAACACAACGCTGGACAACGTGCTTGGCGAAACCACAGACGGCATATTGACGCAAAAAGCGCAGATTATGAAAGATACCGCAGAAGCACGGCGCGAGCTTTATGGTGCAGCGTATGACGCAGACATCCCCGCTGACAGCCAAGTGATGACGCTGTTTTCACGCGTTGACCCGACCGATATGTCAGGCGCTCGATCGCTGCTTCGGGAAGCCGGTGAAATGGATAACTATATTGGCGGTCAGCGCATTAAAGAGGCAGAGTTTAACGACCTTACACCCGCGCAGCGTCAGGGGCTGGACATAATCTCGCATGGCGACGGCACATATACTGTGACAAGGCAGCCAACCGTGGCGTCCATAGACTACGTCACACGCCGTCTATACAGCCAGAGTGAGGCGCTGAAACGCTCCGGCGATCTAGAAGCCGCCAGATCAAAGCGCAACTTGGCGCTGCAGCTCCGCAGCGCATTGGATGAGGTCAATCCTGACTACTCTAAGGCGCGCGCCGCAGGCAAGGACGCCATCGACCAGAAAATCGCTGCCGATCTTGGCAACGACATTCTTAGCCCAAGAGTAACGCGTGAAGACGTGGCTATGGCCATGGAGAGCATTGACGACGTGGGGCTCAGGCAGCTACGGCAGGCGCTGAGAAACCGGATTGACGAGATCCAAGCAAACGCCAAGATTAACCCGCGCGCCGACAATGAGGCGGAAGTGATCGAGGCGCTGGCTGCATTAAAAGCGATGAACACGCGCGCCGTGGCTACAAAGCTACGCATGGCGCTGGGCGATGACGCTGCAGATGCTTTGGGTAAGCAGATTAACGACACGGCAAGCGCGCTAATGCAGCAAGCAGGCGTCTCTAAAAACTCGCAAACGTTTATCCGCAACCAAGTGATGAACAGAATGAAGGAAATGACAGGCGAAAGCCTCGGCGAAACTGTCGCGCGTCAGGGTGCTATTCCTACAATGACCGCCGCAGCGGCTCAGGGGCTTCTTGGAGGCGCGAAGCAGTCTGAGCGCATAAGACGTGTAGGCGAAGAGATTGCGCCTGTCCTGACGCAGCGCATGACGCCTGAGCAGCTAATGGCGCAGGCTCGATTGCTTGAGCAACTAACGCCGGCCATCAGTAAGGCGCAGGCTGGCGGCGCAAGAGCGGCGGAAGCCGGCAGATCGCTGACAATGGGAGCCGGCATGGCGCAGGCTCAGCAAAGGGAAATGACCCCCGCTGAGCGCATCATGCAGGATCTCGGGATCGCTACTTTCCGCTAGACTTTTTCGCCTTCGGCGCGGGCGCGTTCTTCAGCGCGTTGATCTGCGCGTTCTGATCCTCGATCACGGCAGCCGCTTCCTCGCAAAACCGGAACAA